AAACTGCTTTGCATGTGCACCGTTGAATGCTACGAATTGTCCTTTGCGGTAAGAGCCGAAAGGTTTAACGATTTCATATTTCTTTAATTCAAAATCAGCCATTGTTTATTCTCCTTGTGGGGCGGCTTTTTACACCGCCCCTACAGACACAGACCTATTAGTGTTAGGCACTAATAGTGCATTTAGCCCATACAGAACCCGTCACAGAGATTTCCGCACGAGATTCGAACAGGAACGCTTCTTTGTTTTGTTGGAACAAGTTATGCGTATCATTACCGTCCACAATAGTGGCTTGGTCACTAAAGCGCACTTCAAACTCTTTTTTAGGAGAGAAGATTACAGAGCCGAGGTCACCGAATACGCATCTGCCCGTTCCACCGATGATGGAAGAATCCAACGGCACAACTTCGGAGCCGTCAATTTTCATCTTGCCATCTTCATAGTAGAGCCAAGAGTAAGCACTCGATTTGGCGAGTTTAGCCACCGTTCCATACACAGAGGTTTCCAAGTAGAACTTACCAGTTGCGCGGTATTGGTACGGTACGGCCAGTTTGAGCTCTAACAAATCCCCAATGCCGGAGACAGTCGGAGTTAAAATACCGGACGCATTGAAAATACCTGCGTGCCCAGTGATACCTTGGAACAGCCAAGAGTTATAGAAATTGACAAAAGACGGAGCGACAATTTCCGGAAGCAATTTTTCCAAATCAATCGCATTATCTTCTGCTAACTCTTGCGTCAAAAGTACGATAGCGGCGGCTTTTACCAAGGTCTGCGTGACTTCGGTAAAGGTAGGATTAGAAACACCTTTTGCCGCACCTTCACCCACCACAGCGGCAGTCGGGTAAGCACCTAAGTTAGGAATCTTACGAGAAATGCCGGAAGCACCCCACGGTAAGTAGCGACATTCGTTGATATACGAGGGATACTTGGCTAGAAGGTTTAATAGTTCAGGAACGAACTCGCCAGGTACAATATACGAACCGCTTGCCGAACCCGCTTGTAAAGCGTCCTTATTGCCCGTATATTTAGCCGATTTCACTTTGGCAAGGAAGGCCTTGATTTCGGCAGATTTGTTCTTACGGGTAGGAATAGCCGGATTAAAGGAAACATCGGCGGTGTTGGCCTTTTTCGTGGCTTCTTGCGCGTCGTGTTTGGCCTCGTCCGCACTCTTTTTGGCTTCTTCAGCCATAGCTTTGGCAGATTCGGCCATATTCTTAGCTTCTTCTGCTACCGCTTTGAGTTCGTCCGCTACGGTTTTAGCTTCGGATGCCGCATTTAATACGCCATCCATTTTTTCGTTTAATTTCTCAAGCCCCATTTCAGGAACCTGAGCTTCTTGTTTGGTTACTGCTTGATTCATTAGTTATGCTCCTTTTGCCCTTCTTTATGGGCTTGATTTTGTTTAACTTCAAATTCTTTTAACTTCTCGTTCATACCCCACGCGGTAATCTTGTTATAGAGCGAGGTAATCATGCCGGATTTGGCTTGTTTATCTTCCGATTTATCCGGCGCAGGTTGCTTGATTTCTTCTACGAGTGCGTTAGGGTCCGCAGGTACGGCCACGAGAGAGATTTCCATAATCTCTGCCAAGGTTAAGTGGTCTCGGTTATGCTCATCTTCGTAGTGCCAAATACCACCAATGCTGACGGTTTTTAAGATACCCTCTTGCACCAGTTGTTTGGCATGTAAGATTTCCGCAATATGCTCGCTCTTGGTAAACTCGGCCTCAAAGTACAGTCCTTTAACATCTTCGCGGATTTCCGTAACCTTTCCGGCAATAGAGCCGATGTTGGAGTTATGGTTTAACAAGAGAATCGGATTTTTCTTAAACTCCGTTAACTCATAAACATACTCCCGATTAAACGGAGTAGGTACATCGCCGTATCTATCGGAAATATATTTGTTGTTGGCATAGCCACTAATACGGACTACACCATCGTTTTCGACAGCTTTGACTTCTGTAAGCTCAAAGTTTTTACTGCCTTTGAATACTTTTTCCATTAATAGTCCTCCACAATTGGGTACATGTCGCACAGACAATTGATATCCTGATCGGCCCGTCCAAACTGCCCAGGCGCATCCGCATAACAATTGGCCTCTGCATTGTAAAATCGTTCATTTATCCCGACTTCCTGTCCGTCCATTTCCTCATGCCCTTTATGGTGGTCGCTCACACCCATAGTGGCTATCCACCCTTTCTTGCTTACGAACGGGGTGCTTTTATAACTCTCTTTGGCGGCTTCACTCATGGTGGCCAAAGTTTCCGTTTGGACTATGGTTTTCACTCTGCTGTAGACCGTTTCCGCATTGTTAGTTGTGTCACTCGGATAGTATCCTTCTTCCGTAAAGAAAGCGAGAACAGCATCATTGATTTCATCGCTACTAACCCCATGCATAGTGAGTGTCCGGATGAGGTCATCTAACTGGTTGAATGTGGTGGCTTCTATACTTTCGGCCCAACGGAACGCATATGCTTCTACCCATTGTTGAACACGCGCATTTAAGTCCTTGCGAGACATAAACTTGAAATCTTTTGTAGGCAGTAAACTTTGGATATAACTCTGCTCAAACGCTAACCCTGCATTGAATATGTTTGAGATAACGGGGGATTTTAATACAAGGAGTTCTTTGACTTGTTTGTTTTGGCCTCCGAGAGCAATTTTGTAATCCACGACCTTTCCTTTATTGGCTTTTACCCATGCTTCAAGGGCATTGTGTTGGGCTACAAAGTGGACTTTCATTGTGTCCCGTATTGCATTACCTAACTGGTCGTACAAGGCCACCTTTTGCGTTTTGTGGCGGCGCATTTGGGCCGGAGTGGGCCTTACCAAGCGCACCTTTTTGGTATCCTTAACAGGGGCCTGTAAGTTTGAAAAGGCGGTCATTACCGGATCCGGAGCTTCATCGCCACCCAGTACATCACTAAAAGGTAAATCCAGGGCTCTTTTGACCTCGTTTATAGGGAACCGTTGCGCCAAAATCTGCATGGCCTGTGCTTTGGCAAGCCAATCCTGCTCTAGGGCCTTAACCTTTGAAAAATCGTATTCAAGGTACACACTCTCGTCTTTATAAAAGTCGCCTACTAAATGCTCGTTGAGTGCGTCCGAGACCAAGGACATCATGGGGATAATGTTCGTCTCATAGAAAATCTTCTGCTGTTCCTTCGTGTTAAACTGCGGAGCATATTCAAACAGCCCTACCAATGCCGGAGGAACGCCCATGGTGGAGTAGATTTGTTGCTGTGCGAACCGTTGCCCCTCGGAAAACTCCATGTCCTTATGAGAGGTCTTAAAGCTCTCATACTTGCCACCTTGGGCTAAAATGGCCGTCCGGTGCGCCTTTACAGAGCCGCTATGCAGGTCATTAAACGCACGGAGGATAGTTTGTTGTTCCTCAGGTTTAAGGCGTACTGCTTCAGGAAAGGAAATGATGCCACCCACACTTGCACCGTTCTTAAAATAGGCCAAGTTAAATACCTTTGCGCTGTTCATTACATCCGCATCCAAGCCACAAAGTTTTACGCGACTTATGCCCTTAAACAAGTGCTCTGCGTTACCCTCGTAGATATGGATAATATCTTCTAGGCCAAAGGGCACTTTACCATTGATGGTTTGGATATGATACCCTGTCGGATAACCTCTCCCATCGTAGTCCGTAGATACAGAAGGGGCCGGAATAGGGATAAGCATACTAGGCCGCCCTTGTAAGTCCCTAGCTGTCTTTAGTATGTATGCGTCCCCATGGATAAGCATATGGGCAATAAGTATCTGCTTGAAAACAGTCTCGTTAAAAAACGGAGACGGTTGGAATAACAAGTCAAGGAGGAGGTTTTCGCCTTTTTTCGTGTAGGGAATTTCCGTGCCGTCTGCGTTCTTTAACTTTAGCTGACCGTTACAGGCCGCAGTAGCAATAGCGCGGATGTTGGCCACAAGAAAATTATTCTTGCCCTTAAACTCCGCACTACCCGACAAGACATTCCAAAGGAGTGGTCTGTCTTCGCTATTGCCACTAAAGAGTTTCTTTTTTATCGTCGTAAAAATGTTCATATCGTTATAAAACTTGTCCCTGCGTGTTTATCGTAATATTGCACCGCATACCTGACTGCGGCTATGGCATCATCATGCTGTTTGTTTGGCTCTATCTTGTCCATCGGCTCGCCCATAGAATCCTGCTTCCACTGATACTCGCTAAACTCGCTCTGCAGATTCTTGCTGTCGGCATGGATATAGATTTTGTAACCCTTCAGCACATTTATGCTCGTTACCACATCCGTCTTTACTGCACCGCGTATGTTGTAATCCGCATTCCACATCTCTCTAATTCGGTCGGGCTCTGCACTATCGGCGATAATGTCCACCGTCTTGCTAACCCCTAGTGCGTTCATCAGCTCCACTAACTCGCCATTTGTTTTGTGCCGCTCATAAAAGATTTCCTCTAAATAAACGGTCTTCTCTTTGAACTGACACTTTATTAGCGCACTCGGGTGGTTAAACCCAAAGTCCAAACCTAAAATCACATCATCGAAATGTTCCGGCCTTTCCTCGTCGGTAAAAGTTTCCCAATTGGGAAATACCAAACCGCTTACACCCGTTACTTCGCCCAAATACTCATTGCGGTAAGCACTCTCATCTGTTAACCGCAACTCTTCGGCTTCTACATATACCTGCTTGGGTAGCCACTCTTGCGGTACGTCCAAGTAAGTACTATGTACCTGCAACTTATCCGCACGTTTATGCTTGGCCTCTTTATTAATCCAATGCTTCACAGAGGCCGGAGGGTTATACGAGTAGAAAATCCAAAACTTCTCGCTTGCCCTCATGACACTTTGGAGTGCCTTGCGGATTTCCTTCATACCGGAAAACTCGTCGGCTTCCTCAAACCATATGACCTTAAATGCGCCCTTGTGTAACTTGATGGACTTGGTCTTGGCTGGATCATCCATACCGCGAAATAATATCCGCTGTCCGGTTGGGAGGTAGGTTATTTCCAAAGGCGATAATGTGGTCCGGAAATAACTACTAACTCCGAGTATGTTGCACGCCCATAAAATCTGCTCATATACCGAGGTTTTGAGCGTGTCCTTAACCTTGCGGAATATGATGGCGTTTGCGTCCCTATCCAGTAGAATCAAAAGCACAATAGCGATACTGATAAAACTGCTCTTAGTGCTATTGCGCCCACCGCTAAACCAGTAATGCGTATAACGATGGGTTGCGCTTTTAATCTGTCTCCATACCCCACAGAATTTGGGGGCTATAATATCCTTTATCCGGATAGGCATAACAAACCTGCCTATTTTGTTTTCTTGCCCGTGTCATCTATAATCTCTACGGGGTCAATTTCCTGTATTTTGGTTACAGGGTCCTGCCCAATAGTAGAGCGCACAAACTTACAGCTCTCTACATGCCCACTTATGGCTTTGCGGACGATTGCCGACATCATGGCTTCCAAACTAGTGACCTTTTCGCCAGTAGATTTGTTAACCACTTCTTTTTCCAAGAGATAATCCAACATCTCCTTCATCGTCTTTTGTTTGCGCCTAGATTTGCCACTAGCAATGCCACCTTTACGGCCACTTTTTGCCGCTTCATTGCCGCTTTGAAACTGTGTGGCATTACCTATCTCGCGCATTTCGTCCGCTTGTCTTGCCATAGTTATTTAATCCTTGAGAACAATCCATTCCGGCACAGCTCCGCATAAATGGGAGTATCCAGTTTGAAGAATTTAATGAGTTCTTTGGGGCTTTTGACTTCTTTGTATTGTTTGAAGAGTACCCCATGCGCGTCATGTAAGCAGATATCAATCTCTCTTCTTCCAATAGAGCACGCAATATCGCAAAATACGGGCTCGTTTAAGTTGTTGTCTTTGAGGAACTTTAATGCGAGGTATCTTGCGTAAAGGTTGAGTGTAAGGTCCGCTTTAGTCCCATCTTTGGTCCAAGGAGAGCCACCACCAATTTGGCAAGAGCCGCCGTAGAAATCCACTACAAGTTTGCGTCCGGTAATACCGCTATCCGCTAATGGTCCGTGCTTGCGGAATAACCCTGTGCCATTGATAATAAGAGGGCAATCGGCATCTTCGCAGATTTTGCGTACATCGTTTAATACTTTGCTTTTGCCGAGTTGCTTTCCGGTTAATATCGGAGCGGCAATTACTACTTTGGCAAGCCGACCTTCTTTTTTAACCACAAGGACTTTGATGTCTTTACCGACAATGCCCTCTTTGTAGAGTTCTTCTCCGATAATCGTGGACAGGTATTTAGTCCCTTCCAAGTAGTCATAGTCTTTGCGCGGATAGGCACAGCCAAAGAAGATACCTTGATCGCCCCAACCGTCCAAACCTTGAGCAATATCAGGGCTTTGTTCGGTAATGTTCGTGTTTACTTTTAAGTCCGCACCACAGATGGTGTTTTCTTTACCCCAAAACCGCTGATAATGCTTGGTATAGCCGATTTGGTCTACCGCCATTTTGACGAAGTGTTTGATTTGCTTCGGGGTAAATTTGGCCTTGGAAGAAATCTCTCCGGCTAAGTTTACCACGTTGCCTTTAATCTGACACTCCACCGCAAAGCGGGTGTTCTTATCCTTACGGATATATTTGTCCAGTAAGAAGGAAGAAATATAATCTGCCACCTTATCCGGATGTCCCAACGAAACGTATTCGCTTATTTGCATAATGTTGCCTCTTTCCCAGTTAAGTTTTCCCAACGAGTCAAAATAACATCGCAGAATTTTGGATCCAACTCAGACATATAACAAACCCTGTTCAACTGCTCGCATGCGATTAGTGTGCTACCGGAACCGCCAAAGAAATCAGCCACTAAATCATTTGCTTGGGAGCTGTTTTTGATGGCCCGAGCCACTAACTCGAGAGGTTTCATCGTGGGATGAAGGTCGTTTACTTGGGGTTTGTTGTATTCCCAAACGTCCGCTTGGTCTCGGTCTCCGCACCAGTAGTGTTTAGCACCCTGCGGCCAGCCGTAAAGAATCGGCTCGTATTGTCTCTGGTAATCGGAACGACCGAGTGTAAAGGTGTTCTTGGCCCATATGATAAACGTGGACCATTTACCACCTGATTCCACAAAGGAGTTATATAGCGTGTGTAACTCGGAGGAGCTCATGCAGATGTATATTGCGCCTTTGCAGAAATTTACGATGTTGGCACAAGCATCCGTAAGGAATTGCTTGAAGTTATCGCCGAGATTGTCATTCATGATTGTACGCCCTGCAGATTTTTGGCCATCTTTTTTGCGAAGCGTATCTTTCATGGTGGCCCCATAATTAACGTTGTAGGGCGGATCGGTAAACACCATGTCGGCTTTTTTACCGTCCATTAACTTTTCCATGTCCGTTACTTGCGTGGCATCACCACAGAGGAGTCTATGTTTGCCCAGTTGCCAAATGTCCCCAGGTTTACAACGGGTTTCTACTTGTTCGGCATCCGGCACTTCTTGGTCTACAAGCTCACCTTCCGGTGCGGCTTGCGGTAAAGTGTCGATACCAAACTCCGGCAGTTGTTCAAGGGCAAAGTCCGAAGAGATATTTTCCAAATCCCATTCCACTTGGTCAGAGGTGGAGTTGTCCATAAGAGCGAGCTTTTTGCGCTTTTCATCATCAGTTGCGAGGTCTGTGCGCTTTACTACAACCAGTTCGCTCCCATCCGTCTCCACAATTTTGACAGGAATGTTGAGTGCTTTGGCTTGTTCATATACACCGTTTCCGGCAATAATCTCGCCGTTCTTATCGGTAATGATAGAACGTCCGGCCCCACATTCTTTGAGAGATTTGCGAATTAAGGATTTGTTTTTATCGCTGTGTTTGCGATAATTATTATGGTCAAAAGTAATTCCGTCAGACGACATTTATAACTCCCTTTTCGGGGGTTACATCGTCCTTTCAAACACGTTCACACACAAATAGTATAAGTCATTTTTACTTGTTATTTCGAAAAACAGGTTCGCCAAGATACTTCACTGCGTTTCTATAAGCCGAGTGCATAGTTGGAAATCCATCTTCTTTCTCGTCGGTAATTTTAAATTTTCCTTTAATTGCTATCCATCGAAAACGGCCGTTCTGATTTTCATAAGAAACGACCCATCCGCCTATATTTTTATAGCGTTTCCGAAGCTTATATGTTTGTCGATATCGACGTAGTCTTTCTTTATTTACCTGTCGATATTGTTTTACGCGCTTTATAATTTTATCTCTATTTTGTTCATAATAATCTTTTTGTTGCAGATCGATTTTACACCAGTTAGCACAGCGGTAGAGTTTTTGTTGTATTTTGTATTTTAATCCATTACGTTTAACACACCGTTTGAGGGCTTTTTTGTATTTTTCCGGATGATCTGCCCGCCATTTTTTGGCAAGGGCAAGTAAGCGTTCCTTATTTTTCTCATAATAGTTTTTATCGTACATAAATTCACCTATCCCAATCGTCTATCTTTCCCAGTAATGTGAAGCAGGTTTTTCTGCCCACATAATCCCACAATGCGGCTGACAATTTTATCGCCTACGAGTTGTCCCAATGATGCCACATCCACGTTAGAAGTGATAATCAAACCACTCTGCCGATTTTGCCAACGGTTATCTATAATCTCAAACAGTATGCTCTGCAGATAATCCGTAATCTTTTCGCTCCCTAGATCGTCCAAAAGCATATAGCAGGAAGAAAAAAAGCGGACCTGCTCTCTTTCATCCGGCACTTCTAGTGAAGCACGGAAACGACGGCTTATTTCCGAAAGTCTAAACACATACGCATTAGGCACATTACGAAGCACCGCTACCGCCGCATGCGTTTTGCCAATTCCGGCATTACCCCATAAGAAATAGTTTCCATAAGGATAACCAGACAGGGCCTTGAGAATGTCTTTATTCGTGTATTTTTCGGCAGTAAAATCCTCTAATGCCCGAAGTCCACCCAAACGTTTGGCTAAAGCGGCCCTTTTTCGGGCTTCTTCCTCCTTGGCCCATCTTGCCTCCATGCGTTTGTAATCGGCCTCACGTGCCGCAATTTCGGCGCAACGGCAGGGGTTATATCCGCATTTAGAGCAAGCATTACGCATTCTCGCTAGAAATTGTTCGCCCAATTCCTTCGTACTTTGAAAAGTCTGCATCCCGTTTGTTGTAGTCTTTTCCATAAGATCTACCTCCCACATTTTGTCTACGTTTCTCCCAAGTTATAACAGCGGCCTTCCAGTCGCGCATCGGCTTGGTATTTACCTTCCACCCAACGCTCTCATAGTAAGCGATAAAAGCTTCCGGATCTAATCCGTTGTGTCTGCTTTCGCAGTATTCCCTTACTTCCGCAAGAGTCGGTTTAACAAACCGTTTAACGGAAGTTTCTTTTTTAACTATTTTTTCTTTAACTTTTTCAGTTTCTGTATCTGTCTCTGTTTCTGATTCTGTTTCTGTTTGCTTGTTAAGTGTGCTTGAAGCACTTAAACAAGCGGTGCTCTCGTCTGAAAGTTTGTGTCTTGCTTGCGTTGCCAAACCACCTTTTTTGCCTGCAAGTTTCTTTTGTTTTAGAGCCGAGATGCTTTCATTTTTCCAAGAAAAAAGCATATTATAAAATGACCTTTCAGCTTCACTTTTCGGCTCATACAGCGTTTCATTTTCAAATGCTTGCTCACAGATGCCAATCATTGCATTGCCTATTTGTTCGGCAGATAAGTGTCGGCTTTTAGCAAGCAGATCCGCTGTGTAAATCTTTATGTATGGTATTTTCATGTTGCCCACCTAGTTTATCGACTTCTTTGATAAACTCATCTACATCTTGAAAAGAACGGATTATCCGGTATGATAACCCTCGTCTTTCGCACATTACTTGAAATAGCTTTTGGTCTTGGCTCTGCTTACCTGTTGCGGTCT